CTAAACTCATCGAAAGTGTATTTGGTCGGGCTGTGGCCACTAGCGTATCAAGTGGCGAGCACCTTGTAGGGATCAAGCAAACTCCCTCGAACGTCGAGAAAGTTGTGATTGATGATACTGTTAAAAGTTCATCACGTAGCGATGTATCTGCTTCGTTGTCGAAAGTCGAAGGTTACGAACGTGTAGGTCGAGTCGAATTTGATGTTCCGAAAGTCGTTGAAGGTCCGAAAGTTGATGTTGTTTCAGTCGAACGTGAAGGTCGTTGTTGTTATTCAGTGAACGTACGTCGTGAAGAGAAATTTGTATTTGATAATTGCGAAAGTTGTAGTGTAGTGAAAATTTCATCGAAAGCTCCAAAAAGTACATACACATTTTCTGAAGTAGTTAAAGATTTATCTGAATTGAACCGTGTAACTGTTGAATGTGAACGTTGTCATAGAAAGACAGATATCATTGTAAGTGTCCGTCCGATAGGTAATGGAGAACAGTATTCCAGTGTTCTCTTTTCCCCGGAAGGAGAGGTTTATGGAAATAAAATTCTTCCTTTGAAAGAAGAAAAGAATTTTTTCGTAGACACGAACTGCAAAGATGTTTATCCTATATTTCCGCGAGTACAGTCGACTGTTGTTGAGAATGATTGGGTTGATGTGAAAGAAGGTTATTGCGAAGATGTTAGTTGCCGTGCAATGAAAAAGGTTACTCCCACCGAAATAAGTAATAATTTTACAAAATTCCGTCCACTTATCGAAAAATTCTCTTGTCTTAAATCTAAATTTACGAATCCACCAGAACGTCGGGGGATTTGTGATAATGTTCAACATGTTCTTGTACAAAAGTCTCTTACTGATTTTGAAACTCGTCGTCGAAAAGTTTGTTTCTTTGGTTACCGTAGTGAAGTCGAATCTAATATTTTATTTAATTCCGCTGATTTCTTTTCAAAACACGCATGTCATGATTACCGTACGAATCAAAAATCCGAAAATTTGTTTTATCTTGATCCACAAAAAGTTTATTCAGCACTTAACAATCGTATTTTATCTCATCCGTACCAAAATTTACAATTTATCACTAATAGAATGTTTGTATCTAGTCTTGATCTCGTCCATGATAGTTTCGAACCTAAACCTGAACTCTACGATTCTTTTTCTAGTACAATTAAGCCATTTGGCTGTAATTCCAGTTTTGATATTTTTTCATTACAAAATAGACCACACTATTTCGCTGTCCGCTCGTGTCGCTCAAATCGCGCCATGAATTCTATTACAACTTTTGTGTGTTTTTCACTTGAAATGTTAATTGATTTACTCCAATTCGATACAGGAGATGAACGTATCGACTTCGTCCTTATGACTAACGATGCTGTGGAACTCGTCAAGTCTGAGGATGTCGTATCTATTAAAGCTATTGTTGAACCACCAACTAAATTATTTCCGCCTATTCATTTTTTCCGCTATAAAGAAGTGCATAAACGTATGAAATTGTTGTCGATAAATGATGCCGAATGTATTCCAGTTTGGCAAGATACTTTTACTATTCTTGATTTCGCCCAAATTGAAAAATTAGCTACCGCCGCTCGTGTTGTTGTAGCGGAATATTGTGATTTTAATGTCAATAATTTTGTAATTAATTGTTACCAAGTCCAATTATCTACTACTCAGGCAGAAGAATATCGTCGTTCCTTTCTTCGTCTTGTTTTTCCGGTACCCACTTTTGAAGAGGTGTGCGATAAACTTAAGTACCACGAGTTTTTCGTCGCTGATTTTGAAATGGGTCCAGCTACCGCAACAATGGCCGCACAATTACTTAATCAAGTCACAGTTTTTAATCAAACATTGCAAAATGTGGGCACATCTCTTGACAAGGCCTTTGGTGATTCTCTTTCCGCTGTTCGCCAAGTATTGGTTTCTGCACTCACTAATCTATTTATTATCACGAAGACGGGAGATCCAACTATTCAAGTTTCCGCCTTTATCAATATTGTTAATTCTTTGCCAAACAAAGTTATTTCAAACTCTGCTAATGTATTAATTACGTCACTAACCGGATTTGCCAATTGGTGCGTTAACCGTTATCGTGCTACACATCAAGCTAACGATAATGAGGTCTGCAAGGAAGACTACGCACCTGTTGAAAATTTTATTACCACTTTAGCTTCTGTTGTTGTCAGCTTTTTTTCCAAAAATTCTATTGACGATATGAAAAAGACAAATATTCGAATGATGCATTTACTTAACTTAAACCGTCTTTCTAAATTTTCAAAAGATACTGCACAATTAGTTACAGAAATTCTTGACCAAGTTACTTCATTGATTACTTCATATCGTTTTGGTACCACTGATGTTGACTCATATTATCAAACTTTGCACACTGATTTACCACGTTTTTTACGAGGCGTCACACGCTTCGAACTAACTGTTGACGAGAATGGTGCTATTCGTAGCCCTACTCTCCTGCTTGATGAACATGCTGAAAAGCTTGATTTGTTGAGACTAAACCAGTTAGGTCATAAAATTGCCAAAGAAATTGCTTCTCGGTGTACTGATCCACGTGCACGTAATGCTTTTATTTATTTTGTTTCACGCCAAAGGGTCCTTCAATCATTAGTCGAAATTACTGGGGCCTCGATTATGGGACAACAAGTAAAGAACGAACCATATTGTTTCTACTGTTTTGGCAAACCTGGCACGGGCAAGTCGCACATGATTGACTATGTCCTATCCGCCGTGTATGCTTGTATGGGAGAAACATATGATCGAAAATCTGACAAATATTCCAAAGCCGAGACAACTACTTTTTGGGATGGATACACTCGTCAAAAAGTGTATTCCATTAACGATTTTTTACAAACACAGGATCCTGAAGCTCGAAATGTAATGCTCTCTAATTTTATTCAAATGGGTGACCGAACTCCAATGTCACTCGACATGGCACATATCGAAAATAAAGGAAACACATATTTTTCATCTGAAATGATAGCTATTTCTTCTCAAGAGAGATGGCCTGATCAGATACTTCGAAATAGTTTACAAAGTCCAGAAGCTTTTAATCGCCGTATTGCTCTTTTCGTAGAAGTTGTTCCAGATACTGAATATTTAAATGGTAAGAAAATTCGTGATCTTGAAAAGCCTTTTGATGCTGAAGCCTGTAGGTACAACGCAGACTTCCGCTCTGGGGAACACTTTGAAGATCTTACATTTGATGAACTAATTCTTAAATTTGCTATTGATTTTTCTAGGCATCGCGAACGTCAAAAACTTTTAAATGCTGCTGAGTTAGTTGTTCCTGAAGTGTGGCGAGAAAAATTTCTCCTAGCTACAAGGGGAGAAGTTGACGAACCAACACATCAGGGATTGCTTGATTTTTTCGCTTCATTAGTTGTTAAAGATGAATATTATCATTCTAAACCATTACATGTTGATTCTGTAGAAACTGAAAAATTTTTAGATGCTGCTGATATTGTATACGAAGATGATGATGTTGTAACAAATAGTCCACATGATTATATAGTACGTAATTCTTTAGCCGAACCACATCAAACTGTTATTCCATTACTTGGTCAATACGAAGAAGTGCTCCGCATTTTTAAAGCTACACAATTACCACGAGTCGCACAAACTGTCATGGAACCAATAGATAAATCTAGTTATGAGGCGTTTATAAGAGGAGACATAAAGTCTTTCCACCCTCATACCGAGAAATATCTAGCTGCTTATTACGCAATGAGTGAAAAGTTGTATCTCGAACGTTCATCCATACCATATACTGCATTTCGTCCTGCATTTGAGGCCGAGAAATCATACATTTCTACTCTTAAGTCATCCGCTGAATACATTGATTGGATTAAAGTTTTAAATTTAGTTGGTACTGCTATTACGGTTTATAAGATTGGCTCAGCTCTGCGTGGAATATATAACAAAGCAAAGAAGCGCGAGATAGCCAGCACCGTAAAAACAGTATCTATTTCTCCTACCACAACTGAATCTATTGCACTAAATGATTTAATTGAAAATATTGAAATACGCAAAAAATATAAGTCATTAATTGAAGACGATTCTACTATAATTTCCAAAGGTAACGAAGCCATCACAGGTTCTGGTGATGATCATACACGCTCAAAGAAAATAGTAAAGAAACGTAAAGGTCGTCCTGCTTTAGAGTATGCCGATGAGCAAGAAGATTTGCGCAAAATGTTATTACGTCTTAATGTTGAATTTAAGTGTCCACAATGTAAACGAAACTGGTTAGTTGATGAAAATGATATGTCCGAAGAACAGAAAAATTGTCCATATACAGATTGTACTAAGTCACTTGCTAATCAAATTACAAAGAATGTCAAAACGTATTTTTCCACTCGAAAGGATCTTATTAAGGAAGTACTGCTTGAGGATACATATGGTTGCAAACAATCCGAAGCTGCCAAAGACCCATGTCTTTTGGATGTGTTAGGTGTCGTTCAAAACAATATATGTGTTTTAAAGTTGGAAACTGGATGTAGGGTTCAAGGTATTTTTATTGGTTCAACTATTCTTATTTTTCCAAATCACATTTTCTCAGGTCATGAAAAAAATTATCAAAATGCTACAATTATTTTAAATTCTACAAAGCAAAAAGATTATCAATTTCAATTGTCAAATTTTCCATACGCTGTCGATAAAAAACAAGATGTTGTATTTGTTTCACTCACCGATTTACCGCCATGTCGGAACATTGTCAAGTTCTTCATGACTGACCAAGACAGAGTCGATGAATATGACGAGGGCTACTTGTTGCGCGTTCACAACGCGAACACTGTGGCCTACGTTAATGTTAGCGATTTTGAAATGGCTAGTCAGGTTGAGCACTGGACAAGTCCTGATGTAGGAGATACTCAGATGTCTGTGCAAGATAGTGCTGCGAAATATCTTGGAAATACAATTCCAGGTGATTGCGGTGCTCCGGTATTTGTTTCTGACAAAATGTCGCCGCGCAAGATAATTGGGTTTCACATCATTGGGACAACGGGAATGGGATGGTGCAACATCCTTAGTCAAGAATATTTATTTAACGTTTTAACCAAAAATTTTCCAAAAGCCGTGCGTCTGAACGAGTGTTCTATCAAAGTTGGGACTACCGACCCAGCAATCTCATATAACTCCAATTTGGACATATATGGGACCGTAGGTGATAGATTAACTGCGTTCATGCCGCAAAAATCAAAAATTGTACCGTCTGTAATTCATGGTGAGGTTGCTGATCCAGTTACTTCACCCGCTCTAATACGTAGGAACGGAAGTGTTGATCCGATGGCCTTAGGTATATCCAAGGGTTTGACGACTGACCACCATATAAATCGCGAGATTCTAGACTTAGCTGTACGGGATCTTGTGAGTTGTATTAATTCCTACCACTCTTCATATAAAACTTGTCGTGCGCTGCTCAATGAGTATGAGATGATTAACGGGAAACCGGGAACTCTCATTAAACGCATCGACTTATCTACTTCTGCCGGGTATCCATACTGTCTTGAAGGTCGCAAAACTGATTACTTAGAGGGAACACACCCAAATTATCATATGGGCGAATTTCTTTCGAAAGTAGTTAATGAACGAGAAACTGATTTACGTCAAAATATTATTCCAAATTTTATTGTTCTGGACACGTTAAAGGACGAACGCAGACCAATTGAGAAGGTACGTGAAGGTAAAACACGTGTCTTTTCCTGCGGGTCCCTGGATTTAACTCTACTTGTCCGGAAATATTACATGGTTGCTATGGCTCACTTAATGGAAAATTGTGTCTCAGGAGAGGTCTCTGTGGGAATAAATCCTCACAGTGATGACTGGGGTGCAATGTATTTGGATCTAACGTCATGTGGAAATAATTGGATTGCTGGAGATTATGGGGCGTATGATAAACGTATGCCTTATCAAGTGCTGATGGCGGTCGCTGACGTATTTAACGGTTTCTATAACGACAGCGATGAGAATCAAGTTGTTCGTCGCAACTTGATGACTGCCATGGCCAGTTCTCTCCACCTTTGCAATAATTCACTGTATCGAATTCACCATGGAATGCCTTCGGGTGTTCCTATCACAGCTGTAGGTAACTCAATTGCCAATTCTCTTCTTTTTCGTATTGCCTTTTTACATATTGCTATTGAACATTTAGGTCACGCTCAAGCTCATTTCCTTTTTCGCGATTTTTCTAAATTAGTCAAATTTAAATCTTATGGTGATGATCATTTAGCTACTGTTTCTCCTATTATTCCGTGGTTTAACATGAATACAATTTCTACTTTTTTTGCTTCCATTGGTATTGAGTACACCGACGCTACAAAAAGGGCCGTGAATCTTGATTACGTCCCTGTTGAAGAAGTCCAATATTTAAAACGCAAATTTGTTGAACGAAATTCTAAAATCTATGCTCCACTTGATATAAACTCTATTAATGAAATGACCAATTGGATTACAAGTACACAACCGCTCAAAGATGCTACTAAAGTTAATTGTGAGGTAGCACTTCTCGAAATGACGCACTATCCTCGTGCTGATTGGGAAGAATTTTACAAAAAAATTGTCGCTGCTTGTTGTAAATATGATATTAAATCTCCTGCTATGACATTTTGTTCTGCTTATAACATTTTACGCTCTAATTCATTTTCTGCTGATTATTTAGATAACATAATTACTCAATTTCCATCTTCGCCTAATTTTTCTGCTGCTTTTTTGAATAAATTTGATCGCATTTCTAATGAAAGTAAATTTAAATCTGCTCACGAAACTCCATCATTATTAAACGTTTCACGTACACTCGGTGATTTACTCAAACCGAGACATCAAGGTTTCACTGATCTAAAAGGCGCTTCTTTTGAACAAGTCACGGGAATACCTTTTCTCAACGCCGCTCATGCACACTTGCAATCAGAAGATAGTTTGGTAAATCCTACGCTAGACAATCTTCTTGAACAAGTGGTAACAATGGACGACGATGGGGGAATTCAGACCTTAGACATGGAAAAAGAGGCTGCTACGTCATTTAAACGTCATCATTTTCATTCACCTGAACAATTTGAACAACTTACAAAAATGATAGCTGAAGATCATCTTTCTATTTATCGACGTCAATTTCCTGAAGAAGGAATTCCATTAGATTCTAAAATAAATATAGTTGATTTATCTACAGATTTGACTTTTAATTACGGTTGTATTTTAGATGTGCCCACATTAACTGCTGTGTTTTACGATGTTGACATGTACAAAATTTGTGGACCTGACGTACATTGTTCATCACCGTATTTGCAATTACGCGATGTAGTCAGTCGTTCACTTTCGGTAGTCGGAGAAGAGGACTTGGAACAGAGTCCATTTCGACTATCTTTTACAGACTCGCCTGCGGATGATTACCATTCACCACAAGCCTCTGTACCTGACCCGCAAGAAGTAGAGAATTTGAAACAGAATTCATTTCTTGCCTCAGGAAGGGATGAAGAGGATTTGAAACAAAATCCATATCCCACGTTACCGCGTCACCAATCATCAAAGGAAAAAGAAGATATTGAAGATAACATGACAGGACAACAAATTGAAGGTATTACAAAATTTTCTGAAGCTGCTGAAATTATTGAAATTGCACCACCAACAACGCCAGGTGGTGTTATGTTAACTGCATATCGTGAACCAACTCTCAAAAGTTTTATTGAGAGACCATATCAAGTTGCTTCTTTTGAGTGGACGTCTACCAATACCGGTTTAATAAAAGTTCTTGATTTTCCTCATTTACTATTCAAAATTCCGTCATTGTTTAATAAATTAGTTAATTTTGCTTATTTTCGTGCTGATATTGAAGTTGAATTTCGTGTGAATGCTACATCTTTTCATTATGGTAAAATCATGGTTTGTCATCGAATGTATCCGTATAATGCTTGTATGCCGTACAATAATTCTACTGCTGTTGATAATGAATATGCAAATATTTTTTCCATGTCTTCACTCAATCACGTTTTTATTTCTCCTACTTCTTCTGAGACAACTAAGATTACTCTTCCTTTTTGTTTACCACAAGGTTTGTATGATTTAATTAATTGGAATCAATCTGATGGTGCTTTTAAAAAATACACTTGTTCGAATGCTCTGTATGTGTGTGTTGCTGCTCCTTTACGTGCTAGTTCTGCTACTGTACCTGATGTAGAAGTTGCTGTTTTTGCTCGTTTCAAGAATGTTATTTTGGATGGTTTTTGTGATGCTGAGATTGTGTACCGTGTGCCTGATACTACTGATCGAATTACATTTACGGGAATAAATGACTTTGATGGTTACACTAATATGGGGGGGGGACATTGGCGAAAGAAGGCTCCCACGCTAGATCTACCTCGTGTACAAGCATCTGAAGCTGATGCGAAAATTAAAGCTGGGACCGTTAACGCGGGTTCTCCTAGTTTAGGTTTTGCTGACGTGGTTAAAGGTGTTTCCACTGTGATTGATTTGGTTGGAAAGCTTGGTATAGCTGATTACCCTCCTAGTACTGGTGTGATTGACCGGAATACGTTGAAATACGATAACTATACACATACCCGAGGAGTTGATAATACGACTGTTTTGGCGATGACGCCAGACTGTCATGTCGACCAAGGATATAAGTGGATGGGCGGGACCCCCGAGGAGACGGAACTAGCGAATATAGCAAGTAGGTATGCGTTGTTGTTTCAAGGAACGATAACGTCTGCCGATACTGCTGGAACTCGCTATTGCTGTTTCCCCGTTAACCCTGTCTGTCGACCGTATAGGATAAGAGTTTCAACTAATTATCCGAAAATCAGACTTGCTAATTCTCCTGCTTCTTATACTGCTCTTGCTTTTCGTTATTGGCGTGGTTCAATGAAGTTTAAATTACAGGTTGTTGCTTCTAAATTTCACTCGTGTCGTTTGCGTGTTAGTTGGAGTCCTGTTTTGAGTACTGATGTAACAAGAATGTCTGTTTTACAAGGTGAATCGAATGTTGTATCCCATGTGTTTGATGTTGTTGACGATATGGAAGTTGAGTTTAGAGTTCCGTATTTGTATCATAAATTGGCCTGCCAAACTCTTGCAAATTTTGATAAAGTTGGTTATGTTACTATTACTTTAGTTAATTCTCTTACCCATCCAAATTCACCTGTGCCTGATGTTAATTTTCTTTTGTGGAATGCAATGTGTGAAGATGCTCAGTTTTATTTTCCGTATCCAGTTGCTTTGACTTGTTGTGGATCTTTATTGCCCAGTGATCCAGAAAATACAGAAGATACCTCTAATATTGTGGAAGAGGTTAAATACCCACAATTAACAAATACCTCTAATGTTGCGGAAGAGGTTAAATACCCGCAGCTACCCCGGCCACAAGCCGGATCTCAAATTTCGTTGTCAACTCAAGATACACCTTTGTCAAGTGGAACGAGTGGTTTATTGAAAGGTATGATGGTTGGTGAAGAAGTAACGTCTATTTATGATTTAATGCGTCGTCCATCTCCAATTTCTGATTTATCTGTAATGACTGAATCTTCTATGTATTCGTATTCGCTTTGGGATTTGTTTGAACGTGGTAATCGTGACGTTGGTGCAGAATCAAACATGAATTTAAAACCTAGTTATTTTACATATTTTGCTAAATTGTTTCGTTTTTATAGAGGTAGTTTTAAATTACAAATTCTTAAGCGTTCTCCTACAACCTGGTTTTTTACTTTAATTAGAGATACTAATGTGGTTCGTTCTAAAGTATTTGAATTGTTTCAATCTGGTTCTGAAGTTGTTCCTCCACATAATTTGTTACCTGTAAATATTACTGTACCATATTTGTCTGAATGGGCTTTTATGCCAATGCCTACTTTATCTTTTCCTGCACAATCCGCTTCTTTTCCTTCTACTGATTCTACTCCAATGGTTGGTTTGTATTTGTTATTGAATGGTTCTACTCCTGTGTCTGATATGATGTTTAACTCTGCTGGTGATGATTTTCATGTTGGTGGCTGGAATGGTGTGCCTATGTGCTTTATTTTAGAAAGTAATTTTACTTTAACTGCTTCATAAGTATTATCCCAATATCTCTCAGGGATTAAAATGCGAGAGATCTTCTAATTGACCTACAAGAAGTAAAATACGTGGGCCTACACATACAAATGTCTGATTAAAATTATTGCTATTATAAAATCCCGACCCTATTAACAAGTACCTGTAGTATTTGTCGCCCTGCCGGACTTTATCGTGAAATTGGCACACTCCAATTCCTTTCCTTCATCTTTATTTATACATTTGTTATATTGTTTGTGCATTAATTATCTGTTAGTTGTTTTTAATGTCTGATTAGTCGAAATTTACAAAAATAAATTTTTCTGGTCGTAAACTTTTGTGGTGCTGGCACCATAGAAGCTGCAGGTTTGCTCCCTGTCGATCTATTAATCTAAACAATTATTTAACTATCC